TTGCTTTGATGAAGAAATCTTTAGCATAACTGACCACAAAGGCACACTAGAGGTAGACTGGATGACTCCTAATCCACATAAATTATTTATAAATTTAATAAAAGAATTTTGGGAGCTTGAGAATGAGCACTTAGTTGAAAATTATTACAAATCCAAAGCAATATGACCAAAGAAAACAAAGCAAAACTCAAAGCATTAGAGCTTGAGATAATGATGGCTAAGTCATCAATGAATCCTAACTATCTACCATCTACAGATTGGTCAGATAACTCAGCAAACAGCCTGACAAAGTCAATAATCTTTTACATCAATGCTACTGGCAATCAAGCTGAAAGAATAGGCAATCAAGGACAATACAGAGAGGGTGCTAAGATTCAAGTAGGAACTGGCGAGATAGCCTACACAAAGCAGTTGCCAGGTAAGTGGACACCAGGACAAGGCACTAAGGGCACAGCTGACATCTCAGCTACTATCAATGGCAAGTCAGTCAAGATCGAAGTGAAGTATGGTAAAGATAGACAATCAGAAGCACAGAAACAGTATCAGCAAAAGATAGAAACAGCCAAAGGGATCTACTACATTGCTAGAGACTTTGACACATTTGTTGAATGGTATAATACTTTGACACAATGAAAGACAGAAACTATGATTGGTGGATTTATCCATTTTTAGGCATACTTTTTTGGTATGTAGTTATTCACTTTATAATAAAATATTGGTAAAATGCTGAAAATAGGAGATAAAATAAAAGATACAGAAGATAGTGACTGCTACTTTGTAGGTGAGGTAGTCAAGCTCAATACATTTGGTGGAGTTGAGCTATACAAAGTAACTCAGGTCATTTGGAATGGTGAAGACTATACAGATGATGATTACATTGGACAGATAATTGAGCCTAAATGGTGGTATATTCAATTATTTTAATAAAAATAGTTGCACAACTAAAAATTATTATTACATTTGTAAACAATTAAAAACAAATACATGCAAACAGAAGTAACCAAAGTGCCATTGTGGACTAAGATTCACAAGGCAAAGATGAGCATTGGCAAGGTTGTTAAGAACAGCACCAATCCTCACTTTAAAAAAAGCTATGCTGACATAAACGCATTGCTAGAAACAGTTGAGCCTATCCTACATGAGAATGGATTACTGCTCCTACAACCTATCCATGACAAAGTTCTGAGCACTCAGATAATTGACATTGAGACTGGTGAAATGATTGAGTCATGGTTGACACTACCTGACAACATTGATCCACAAAAAATGATTGGAGCTACTACCTACTACCGTAGAGCGACACTACAATCACTATTGAGCCTTCAAGCTGTAGATGATGATGGTAATAGTGCTAGTGCATCAGCTAAGCCATCACTTACAGATGACAGATTCAAAGAAGCTCTTAAGTCAATTGAGTCAGGAAAGTACACAGCTGAGAAATTGAAAGCAGATTTCACTTTAACCAAAACACAATTACAAGCATTATGAAATGGCATCCATCATCACTAGGTAAACTTATGACTGAGTCACGCACTAAGTCAGAAGTACTAAGTCAGACTACTAAGTCTTACATCGCATCTAAGGCAAAAGAGGACTTCTTTGGCTATAACTCTTTTATCTCTACAAAGGCAATGCAGAAAGGCACTGACTGGGAGCATGAGTCTATTGAGCTAGTCAATCAGGTGAGAGACACATTCTATATCAAGAATGGAGATACTATTGAGAATGACTGTCTAATCGGTACACCTGACATCATTCTAGACAATTCAATTATTGATATTAAGACTTCATGGTCACTTGAGACTTTCCCAGCTATCTCAGTAGAAGGAATTAATAAAGATTATGAATGGCAATTGAGAGGCTACATGATGCTATGTGATAAGGCATCAGCTGAGCTAATCTACTGCATGATTGATACAGATGACTTCTTGCTTTCTGACTGGGATAATAAATCTATCCACAAGGTATCTCACATTGACCCTAAGAAACGAATCACAGTACTTCAGTACGAACGTAACATTTTAACAGAAGAGTCCATTAGAGAGCGTCTTTTAGCTTGTACTGAGTACTACAATGAATATTTTGTGGAATTAAACTGTAAATAATGGAAAAATCCTATTTCATTATTGAGTCAAGCCTAGAAAATCTCAAGTATGCTAGATACTCAGCTAAGACATTCAACAAGTCAGGTCATGACTATTGTATCTTAGTCACAGATAACATTGACCAGCTAGATGTTAAGAAAGTAAGTAAGGAGGAATTTAATAATTTAAACAATAAAAAATGATTGAACTAAACAAAACGTACAAGAACCTAACTAGAGAACAGTTAGTGATGCCAATCTCAGATAAGGCTGGCATGGTGGTTTATCAAGTAACTAAGCCTACTACAGATAACCCAATGAATGAATTTAAGTGCACAACTGCACGTTTTTTAAACCTATATAAATTAGAAAAATGAATCAAGATTTTAAAAAGTCAGTAGACTTATGGATTGAAGGACAAGAGTTTTTAATTGAAGAGCTACATTTAAAGAAAGAATTTACAATTAACAATATTGAGTTAGCTAAAAAACAACTTAAAAATGTAAAAAAAGCTATCAAGCATGAAGAGAAACAATTAAGTAATTATATCAAAAACAAATAAAATGACAGAAAAAGAATTTTACCAACATGCAATGCTTGCAGCAATGCAAGGTTTGTTATCTGCAATCGGAAATGGCTATGAAGCTGAGTACGTACATCCTCATTCAACTGTAGCAGCTATGGCTGATGAGTATGCAAAAGCTCTAACAATAAGAGCAGAGATTGAAGTACAGAAAATGAGACTTGAAAATTCATTTGAAGAGAAAGTAGTATAAACAAGTAAAACAAATAAATATGACACACACAACAACTGGAGTAATTATCAACAAATTGCCAGCAAAGCAAGTATCTGAGAAGTTCAGAGTGCAAGAATTTATACTTAAGGTAGGTAATCCTGAGGACAAGTATCCGCAAGAGGTAAAATTTCAACTAGTGAATGACAACATTGACCTACTTGACTTTATCCAGGTGAATGAACAAGTTGAGGTGACATTCGAGCTGAGAGGTAGAGAATACAATGGCACTCACTATGTGAGCTTGAATGCTATTAAAGTAATATCTAAGCTATTCTAATGAGATTAGTTAAGTATATCATAGTAGTGCTATGCCTAATGGCTACATTTGGGCTGTTTTTTTATGGCATGCACTACTTTCTCGGTAAGAGAGGACTCACTATCGTTTCAATACTAATTTTAATTTACTTTATCTATGGATTTATCAAAGATTTATACTATCACTATCTTAACAGATAAGAACTTCTCTATCAAGCAATGGATGATAGAACAGACTAACCTGAGAATGACTAACAGATACAAGCAGATTCACATAGCTGAGGACATTGGAGTTAATGGCTCACAATTGTCTAGGTTTCTGACTGGTAATACAGTTAAAGACTCATTTTATGAGAAATGGTTTAAATGGTACATTCAAAATTAGTATATTCGCAACATGACAGCATTCTTTACTTCGTTAGTAGTCTCCTGGTGGTTTGTTAACTTTGAGCCCATTCAGAAATACATTGACAGATTCATTTTACCTGACTGGCTACACACAGCTCTAGGATGCTGGAAGTGCATGTCATTTTGGACAGCACTAATCTACTCACAATCATTCACTGTAGCATGTGCTACTTCACTTACAGCAGTATGCTTACAGAAACTGATATACAACTCGTAGAATCTATCATAAACCTACCTGAGAATGAGACTATGACAAAGAGGTCACTATCACAGCTCAAGATGGTTAAAGTAGCTCACACTGGCATTGTTGACAAAGAGTGCTTTTGCTCTACTGTGAGACGCAAGGTGTGGTATAAGGACTTTTTATCGTGGTATGAAAAGAATGCTTGACCAATACTTGACTAACAACTACCTTGAGGTGCTCAAATACACAAAGCACTTTATCCAGCGACTCAAAATACCTAGCTCAATAGAAGCTGATGCTGTCATAAACAATGCCTACCTTCATTGTGCTAAGCTACAGATAGAAAATATCACAGAAGACAAGGCTAAGAGCTACCTACTCAACACAATCAAGTACGAACTCATTTGGACTCAAGGCTCTAGGACTAAAAAAGATGACATTTACAGATCACATGAGTACCTTGAGGACTCACTGGATGATGCTAGCGACATTGAGCACAAGGTTAACCTAGAAGAGAGTTATAATTTTAAGAAGGCAATGGTAGAGATATATCGCAACTCTTTGGATGATAGGATAAAAAAGATTATCTTTGA